ACCTCTACGGGGAAGCCAGTTGTAAACGAGACGGTATTGAAGGATATTGGGACGGATATTGCTCTCCATTTCTTCCGTCTACTCGAACTGACGAAGATGTTAGGGATGATATCAGAAGGCGTCAACGCATGGCAGAAGCTTGTTACGACGTCTAGTAGAATTCACCACCATTGTTCAGTTGCAACCAGCACATTTAGATGTGCCCACCGAAAACCAAATTTAAGTCAAGTACCTTCAGATGAAAGATTCAGAAAATTATTTACGGCGTCTCCAGGTAAAGTACTGGTCGGTGCCGATCTTAGCGGTATTGAGCTCAGGATGCTTGCCCACTATCTCGCCAGATACGATAAAGGACGCTATACCAAAATCCTCCTTACCGACGACATCCATACCGTCAACTCGAAGCGTATCGGAATTTCGAGACGAGATGTTAAAACCGTCACCTACGCCTTCCTCTACGGGGCAGGGGATAGAAAAATAGGAGTATCAGTTGATAAACAGTTATCTGATGAGGCGGCTGCTAAGAAAGGCAGAGAGATCAGAAAGGCGTATGTTGATGCGATTCCAGGTCTTAAAGAATTACTTACAGCGGTTAAGAAGGTCAGTGAGAGAGGATATGTTCTAGGCTTAGATAAGAGACGTATCCTAGTAGATAAGCCACACAAAGCCTTGAACT